CGCATCGTGCACGGCATAGTGCGTGAGGAGATGCAAGCGGAGTTCGCAAAGCAGAAAGAAGCCATGCTTATGGAGATCAGTATCACGGTTGGCAAACACCTGCGTTTGATCGAAAATGACGGGCGCAGACCGCTTTGGGAAGCAACCCCCGAGGAGTTTGGCCTGACGCGAGAATCCATTGACAGCCACCACATTACAGGAAAAGAACTCGATGCCGTACGTGAATAAAAAAAGACCCTATGCCAAGGAATACCAACAGCAAGTTGAGCGAGGCGAACTGCCAGCCCGTATGGAGCGCCAACGTGCCCGTAACGAAATGGACAAGAAAGGTATCGACCGCACAGGCAAAGACATTGACCATACCGTGCCACTGAGCAAGGGCGGTACCAATGCACCGAGCAACTTGAAACTGAAATCCCCCAGCGCCAACCGTTCGTTCAGCCGCAATTCTGACCACACGGTAAAGGTGAACAAACCCAAGAAGAAAAAATGAGCCTAGAGAAATACGAATGGCCTCGTCCTCATGGGTTCGAGCCATTCAACCACCAAAAAGAAACAGCGCAATTCCTGATTACCAACCGCAAGGCTTTTTGTTTTAACGAGCAAGGTACAGGTAAGACAGCGTCGGTGATTTGGGCGGTGGACTATTTGATGCAGCGAAGAATTGTGAAGAGAGTGTTAGTGATCTGCCCTCTGTCGATTATGAAGTCGGCATGGCAACAGGACTTGTTTAAGTTCGCTATTCATCGCACAGTAGCAGTAGCCCACGGCAGTCGCGCTAAGCGCAAGGAAATCATCAACGCTGGTGCCGAGTTCGTCATCATCAATTTCGATGGTGTTGAGATCGTGAAGGACGAAGTCATCAACGGGGGGTTTGATCTCATCGTTGTAGATGAAGCGTCTGCGTATAAGAACGCACAGACAACTCGCTGGAAAACTCTGCGTGACATCAACAAAGTTGTCAAAGGCTTGTGGATGTTGACAGGTACGCCAGCGGCACAGTCCCCGCTCGATGCGTATGGCTTGGCCAAGCTGATTAACCCAACGGGCATCCCAATGTTCCACGGGCAGTACAAAGACATGGTGATGCAGCAGATCACCAAGTTCAAATGGGTTCCAAAGCCGACTGCCAAGAACACGGTGCACAGCATCCTCCAGCCAGCAATTCGTTTTGAGAAGAAGGACTGCATCGACTTGCCGCCTTTGACGTTCATCGACCGTGATGCGCCATTGACTCCTCAGCAAGCCAAGTACTACGCCATTCTCAAGAAGGAGATGTTGCTGGAGGCAGCGGGAGAAGAAGTATCCGCAGTAAACGCTGCAACGAAGATGAGCAAGCTGCTTCAGATTTCTTGTGGCTCGGTGTACACCGACACCCATGAGGTGCTTGAGTTTGATGTGTCCAACCGCATGAACGTGGTGCAGGAAGTCATTGATGAGAGCAGCAACAAAGTGCTTGTGTTTGTTCCGTTCACGCACACCATCGAGATGCTTAAGAATCACTTGACCAAGAACGGCGTAACGTGTGACGTGATTAACGGCGCAGTGCCTGTGAACCGACGCAGTCAAATCGTTACCGACTTCCAAACGCAACCGACTACGAAGGTGCTTATCATCCAACCACAAGCTGCGTCCCACGGGCTTACCCTTACCGCAGCCGACACAATCATTTGGTACGCTCCCTGTACTAGCGTGGAGACATACCTCCAAGCGAACGCACGTATTGACCGCCCCGGTCAGGTCAACCCAATGACTATCGTGCACATCTGTGGGAGCCAAACCGAACGTCGGGTTTACTCGATGCTTCGGGGGAACGTAACCAACCACCAACAAATCATTGATTTGTACCGACAAGAAATTTCTTCGGACACTGTTGACAATGTCTAAAGCTATGCTATAGTCGGTTTCCTTTCAACCAACGGAGTGTTAGATGAGTGAAGAAAATGAAGTGGCCGAGAGGCCAGACCTAGATAAGCTGACTTCAATTTACTTGAAGATTCGAGATACCCGCGCCGAGAACAAACGACAGTTTGAAAACGTGGACAAAGACCTCGAAGAGCAGCAAAAAATGCTGGCCGAGCAGATGCTCGACTCATGCAAAGAAATTGGTGCCGACAGCATCAAGACCCCACATGGAACGATCATTCGTTCGGTCAAGTCAAAGTACTGGACTGGCGATTGGGACTCTATGTACAACTTCATCAAGGAGCATGACGCCTTCGGCCTACTGGAGAAACGCTTGCACCAAACCAACATGAAGGACTTTCTCAATGACAACCCTGACGTTATGCCGATGGGCTTGAATGTTGAGAATGAATACACCATCGTCGTACGACGCGCTAAATAATCGGAGTAAATGAAAAATGAGTAACCTCGCACTTTTGAACCAAGACCTGCCTGACTTCCTGCAAACCGCTGGCGTCAGTGACCTCACCAAACAACTCGCTGGCAAGTCCGGTGTCAAGCGCATCGTGCCTAAGAACGGTATCTTCCGTAAGATGGTCGGCGGCGAAGAGATGGGCAAAGTCAAGGGCGACCTTGAAGTCGTCATCGTGAACGCATCGCCTAAAGTTGGTCGCATCTTCTACGCTAAGGCATGGACACCTGACGCAGAACCAACCGCACCCGACTGCTTCTCTAACGACGGCAATGTTCCCGATGCAGGTGCTGTATCCCCTCAATCTAGCCGCTGCGATACTTGCGCTCAAAACATCAAAGGTTCGGGCCAAGGTACATCAAAGGCTTGCCGCTACAGCCGTCGTATCGCTGTGAACTTGGTGGAAGATTTTGGTACTTCTTTGGAAGGCGAAGTCTACCAACTGAACTTGGCATCAAAGTCTTTGTTCGGCGAGAGCGTCGGTGACAACACCCATCCGTTCGAGAGCTACACCAAGTACTTGGCCAACAACGGCAAGAGCTTGGACTATGTTGTGACTCAGCTGAGCTTCAATGAAGAGAACGATAACCAGTCTATCTTGTTTACGCCTACGCGCTTCATCAACAAGCAAGAGTATGCAGTGACGAGTGAAGTGGCTAAGAAGCCCGAAGTGCAGAAGATGGTCACCATGACTCCGTATCAAGCGGATGCGTCGGGTCGTGCTCCTGCATTGAGTGCCCCTGCGCCTAAAGCTGCCGCACCTGTGGTGGTCGAGGATGTTGCCGAGCCGGTCAAACGCGAAAGCACTAAAGCTGCTGCCCCTACTCCAACCCCCAAGAAGGGTTTGGACGACGTGGTCAAGGCTTGGTCTGACGAGGAGTAAGCGATGAGCTACGGATACAGCTACCAACTTGTTGAAGCCAACAAAAAGGCCGACGACAAGTCATGGGGCGTTGTCCTTGGCCGTGCTTGCATCCAACTTAATATTCCTGTGAGTGAGATAGCTGGTCGTCTTGATGTGAGTCGAGCGACCATCTACAACTGGTTCTGGGGTACTTCGGTCCCCAGCCGACACCACGGCGAACAGATTGAGCGTTTGCTCCCGCGCCTCAAGGCAAAAAAGTAAATCCGTGCACTGACGGGGACTTCGGTCCCCAGCTTTGCCGTCCCTAAAAGAAAACCAATATGGCCAACTTCGACCTTCTCGACACCGTACTGCCCACGAATGGCCGGTATTGCGTGCTTGGGCTTGGACGGTACCCAGACCAAAAGTTTTTTGATACGAGAGAAGAAGTAGAGGCACAGGCTAAGAAGCTAGTGGACAACAAGTTTGATGTGTATTTCGGCTGCGCCAAGTACGGCCCACTGAACAAACGCACAGCAGATAACGCCACATACTTCCGCGCACTGTGGATGGATATTGACTGCGGCCCGACCAAAGGCGTACCCAACGACAAGGGCGTTATCCAAGGGTATATCACGCAGCAAATCGGCTTGGATGAACTAAAGAAGTTCTGCATCGCCGCAGGTATGCCCCGCCCAATTATGGTCAGCTCAGGTTACGGCGTTCACGCCTACTGGTTGATTGAAGAAACAGTTGTGCGCCGCGACTGGCTCCCCCTCGCAAACCGTCTACGTGAACTGTGCGTTGAGCATGGACTCATTGTGGATTCTTCCGTATTTGAAGCAGCACGGGTACTGCGCATACCCGGCACATTTAATTTCAAGCAAGACACCCCGATGGAAGTCACGGTGCTCAATGAGCACACGCAGACCCTGACGTACGACCAATGGAAAGAGCTGCTCGGCGCTGCCGACCCAGTTGACGACAAACCTGATTTCTTACCGTCCATCAGCCCCATGATGGAAGCCTTGATGGGCAACAGAGTCAAGCGGTTTAAGAACATCATGATGAAGGCAGAGAACGGTTGCGCACAGCTCAATCACTGCTTTCAAAATCAAGACACTATCGAGGAACCACTGTGGCGCTCGGCCCTGTCTATTACTGCGTTCTGCGTGGACAAAGACAAAGCCTCCCACATGATGTCCCGAGACTACCCAGCGTACAACCCCGTTGAAGTAGACAGGAAAGTAGCCGAGTTGGTTGCCAACGGTGGCCCCCACCACTGCTTGACTTTTGAAAAATTTAACCCAACTGGATGTGCAGGGTGCCCACACAAAGGCAAGATCAAATCCCCAATCGTGCTCGGCATGGAGATTGCCCAAGCTGAAGTTGAAGACGGTGAGTACGTCGTCGAGCAAGAAGCAACAGAGGAAGAGGAAGTCATAAGCTACCGTATTCCCGAGTACCCATTCCCTTTCTTCCGTAGCAAAGACGGCGGTATCTGGCGCAAGGGGGAAGACGAAGAAGACAAGGCGGCGCTGGTGTACGAGCATGACCTGTATGTGGTCAAGCGGATGAAAGACCCTGAGATGGGTGAAGTGGCTCTGTTCCGACTGCACTTGCCCCACGATGGCGTAAAAGAATTTTCGGTCCCTGCTACGGCAATTTCCGCAAAGGATGAGCTGCGCAAACAACTATCGCACCACGGTGTGATGGCAACGCAAAAACAACACGAGCTACTGGCGATCTTCGTCGTAGCTTCCATGAAAAATTTACAGTACGTAAGGAAGGCAGAAGTTATGAGAACGCAATTTGGATGGGTGGACAACGACAGCAAGTTCATTGTCGGCGACCGAGAGATTACAAAGGACGGGGTGTTCTACAGCCCACCATCCGCTATCACCCGAGCGTTTGCCGAGAAGATGGTGCCGACTGGTACGTTTGAAAAGTGGAAAGAAGTGTTCAACATGTACGCACGGCCCGGCCTTGAGCCCCATGCGTTCGCTGCACTTACTGCGTTTGGTTCCCCTTTGTTGAAGTTCACAGGTTTGAGCGGTGCGATCATCAACGTCATCCACAAGTCGTCGGGTTCGGGCAAGTCAACAGCTCTGTTCATGTGCAATAGCGTATGGGGCCACCCCAAAGAGTTGTCTTCTATGTGGAAGGACACGCTCAATGCCAAGATGATGCGCCTTGGTGTGCACAACAACTTACCCAACACAATCGACGAGATTACGAACACCAGCCCGATGGAGTTCTCTGACTTGGCTTACAGCATATCTCAGGGTAGGGGCAAGGACCGCGCTAAGTCGCAGACCAACGAGCTTCGTGCAAACCACACCAAGTGGAACAACATGACTCTGGCTTCATCCAACGCCAGCTTCTACGAGAAACTCGGCGCGGCAAAGAACTCTCCCGACGGCGAGTCCATGCGTCTGCTTGAGTACAAGATTGAGCCCACCACCGTCATCAGCGTCGAAGAAGGCAAGCAGATGTTCGATCATCAGATGCTTGAGAACTACGGCCACGCCGGAGACATTTACGCTCAGTGGCTCGTCAACAACTTGGAAGAGGCCACCAACTTGGTTCGTAGTATTCAAGCCCGCATCGACAAGCAAGTTCAGTTCACTGCACGAGAGCGATTCTGGTCAGCCGCCGCTGCCATCAACATTGCTGGTGGTTTGATTTCTCAGGAACTCGGCTTGCACAACTACGACATGAAGGCCATCTATACGTGGCTGCTCGGTATGCTCGCCAATATGCGTGAAGAAGTAACTCCACCTGCATCAGACCCGACCGTAATGTTGGGCGACTTCATGAACTCCCACATACAGAATACGCTGGTGGTGAACGGCACAGTGGACGCACGAACGAAGATGGGGGCTATGCCGACAGCCGAGCCAAGGGGGGAGCTGCTCTTGCGCTTTGAGCCCGACACGGGGGATTTGTTTATTTCTGCTAAGGCGTTCAAGGATTACTGCGTGAAGTTCCAAATCCACTACCGCGATGCGCTTAAACAACTCAAGGGGGAAGGTGTGTTCATTGACACAATCGTCAAGCGCATGTCCAAGGGCATGAAGATGGACTCACCTCCCGTCCGCGCACTGCACTTCAACATGAAGAGCTTTGATACCCTTGTGCCACTGGACGCGATAGCCAATGCGGATAGAGACGATAACGTACCGGCTTAACTGGGGGAAATTCCGTGTGGGGCACAGTTTCTTTGTGCCCTGCATCGACCACAAGGAAGCCCGTAAAACTATTGCGCAAATTACCCGGCGGCTAAAGATAGCTGTGGTTACCAAAGTAACCATAGAAGAAGGCATCAAAGGGTTGCGCGTCTGGAGAACTTGACGTAGACTAACAATGTTAGTTGCCTCTCCTCTGTTAGCCCCGCCTTGAGCGGGGCTTTTTTATTTCTTACTTTCTCGGTCAATCTTCGTTGTGCTGGGCTCAAGCAGGTCCATGACGAAGGGGTAGTACTTTTTGTCAATGGGGAAGCCGCGATCAGAATTGAGTCGGCGTTCCATTTGCTTCTTCAAAGACTGCTTGATGTTGTCATTGTCGATTGCATCCATTGGGTTGCGCGAGTTGAACTTGAACACTTTCTCGAACGCTTTTTCCACATCCTCGTCAGAGCCTTTAGTGATCTCCAAGTCAAGGCGATCAAGCAACTTGGTGCGCTCTTGTTTGACTTTCAGTATCTCACCTTGCAGTACAAAGATAGCTTCGCGTTTTGCTTGGAGCCCTTCGGTTACGAAGCCAGCGCTCTGCGCCAACAACTGCCCTGTGGTGAACTCGTTGGGTTCTTTAATCACTGCGCCGGAAGAAGTAGTCGCACCTTCTTGCCCATAGCGGTACGCAGTTAAGCTGCCACGGAACAGTGCAGGTGACAGCTGCTCCATACCCTGCATGATCTTGCCTTGGTTGAAGTAGTCGTAGGCTTTAGGCACTTGCTGAGTGGCAAGAGACGCGCCGGGGCCCATCAACGACAACAAGAAACTCTGCATTTCACCGACAGCGGTGGGCTGTTCCTTCTGTTCAGGTAACCACATGTTGTTCATCGACAAGCTACTTGTAATGTCGTATCCGGTAAGCGCAGCGATTGCACCACGGTCAAGCAGCTCATCGAGTCCTTTGCCACCAATCTTGACGTTACCAAACGTCTCAGGCATCCACTTGTTGCGGAACCAGAACTCAAGGTTGCGGCCTTCCAACTCGTCATCATCATCGTCTCCGCGCAGTCCATTTAATAGCCCTTGCAGAATACCCATAGCAAAGCTAACGCCGGGGATGCCAACATAGCCAGCCAAGCTGAATGACATCATCAAGGAACCAAGGAATTGAATACGAGCTTCTTTACGAACTTGAGGGTCCATATCTCGCGTCATGCGGTAGAAGTTGCGCACAAAGTAAGTGGTCACAAATGCTGGATACATCTTGAACTGAAGGATCGCACGACCAAGCGGTTTGTGCGCGTCGAGCACGACTTCACGTTCTTTGTTAGCCAGAATACCGCGTGGGCGGTTGGAGGCATGGTAGTTGTTCAGCGCTTCGTGTGACTCAGCCTCGGCCAGACGCAGTGCCTGCTCATGGGTTTTGCCCGCATCACGATTCAGGCGGTACGAAGTCATGAACGTCACTTCACGAATCAAGCGTTCTGAGTGATGGAACATAGCCGTCATTGCGTTTGCAACTTGGCGCACCATGGCTCGGGCTTTGTTGTTGTAGGCCGCTGTAGAAATATCGCGTCGGTTGCCTAAGTCATAGGCCATTGTGTTGTCGCTCAGCCCACGGTCTTTCATGTACTGCGCAGCGGCCTTCTCGTCAGCGGTTAAGCCTTTCAAGTTCTCCATGCTTGGCGCAGTGTAGTTACCGTTCTTGTCCACGATGCCGACACCGTTAAACACGTTCAATGATTTGCCCAACGCCGCAGCAGTTTTAGCGGTGCCGTGCTTAGACGCCAACACAGGGACTACAAAGATAGGGATAGATGTGAACTGCGCGGCCATAGTTTTAACCGAGGTCATCATCCACAAGAACGCGGAGGTATTAGCCAGCTTGGACAAAGCGAACAAAGCACCGTTCTCTGGATCAGGACGAGCTTGCTGCTCGGCACGAATACGCATCTCTGAAACTAACTCACCTAGGCGGGCTTTATCTGGGTTGCCCACCAAAACATTTTCCGCACGTTCGATCTGGCTCATGATCGTTGGGCCGTACTTAATCCTAGCTAGCTGGTTAGCTGTGTTCGTGCCGGTGTTGATGAAGTTGCGTTGGATGTCCCCGGAGAATCCAGCTTTACCTTGGCGCTTTAAGTACTGACGACGGAAGTTGCGGTCGGGCAGTGTCTGCAAATAGAGCTGGTAAATTTCATCCTTAAGCGCTTCAGCTTTGACTTCGCCGTCTTGTTTAGAAGCATCAATAGTGTTGAAAATTTGTTTCAGCATATCGCTGGCGCTGGCGTCATCCCGACGGGCGCTAGTCAAATCGTTGCCCTCGTCCAAGTCGAGCTCTTGCATCATTTGCGCCTTGGTGCGCGTATCCCCAGCGGCGTTCAATTGCTCTACACGCTCGTCAACAAACTCATCACGGGCGCTCGCGCTTTCAAACATGTGGAACTCGCCGTCTTTGCCTCTACCAACACGCACCCAGAACTGTCCGTAGCGCATCAGTGGGAAATACGGATACAGCTTCTTGCCATCCTCGTACATCTTCTTTATAGACGCCATCAATTTATCTTTAGCTTCTTTCGGAAGCTGCGAAGCCTCTAACTGCTCATCGAGCAACGCATGGTAGAGCTCATGGCGGTCTTTGTAAAAGTCGCGCATTTCTTCGTACAGCTTCTGATTCTCAGGCTTAAGCTCCTCCCACATGCGGGTCAGCGCAGGGTTGGTTTTGTTTGTAGCTGGGTCCTTGGAGATCAAAGTTGAGAAGTGCATCACGTCGGCGAGCTTCTTGTACTGCTCAGGAGACTTAGCTGCTACATTGTTCAACTGCTCGTTGATCTTGACCATAGCGTTCGTAAGTTTGGTGCGCATAGCGATCATGTCGCCCATAGCTTGCCAAGACTCTGCAATACCAGAAATGCCAAGGCGGTCGGCCCACTGCACCAACGTCTCTGTCTGCAATGACGGCAACAACTGCTTCAACGCACCGAGCTTGAAGTTCTTAATATTACGCGCCAGAATTTTTTCAAGCTGCGTTTTGCTACGCAACTCAGTCAGCGCAGGCGCAGTGTCCCGAAGGTTGTCGGCGAACGAAGACTTTGTCAGCTTGTCGAGCTGCTTTTGCGTGGCCTTAGACACCTTTTGCTGAGACATCTTGAGTTCAGCTTCGCCACGTTGCGCTAGGGCTTGGTCGCCTCTTCCCAACAAACGCATATCCGAAGTTTTTTGCGCCGACAGCAAACGATCAGTAGCCACGATCAAGTCGGTCAAGGCGTTGGTGGTGTCCTCACCCATGTTAAAAAATTCACGGACAACAGCAACAAAACGGGAGAAGAACGAGACGTCTTCCTCAACACCCTGCACTTGCATCATGAACTCTTGGAAGTCTGGGTCAGACATGCCGTAGGCCAAGAACTCGCGTACATCGGTAATCACCATACCGTTGGTGTTCTTAATGATCTCAGCAATAGCTGGAGGCAACGCGCCCTTGTTTTCTACGATGTAGTCCTGCACTCGGTGCATGACATCTTGCAAGTCTCGGACTGCCTTAGTAAGTTTAGCGTCGGTGGAGAATCCGTTTTGGATTGCCTTGAGGCCGAGGTACAACTTCTGGTTTGTAGCTGCGTGCAGCAGTTCATGCAGTACGGTGATGTTATTAATGCCTTGGAGTTCGCCGTAGCTGCTCCCCGCCACATAGACTGTACGCTCGCCTGTAGCGTCGTTCTGCACAAACAAACCGCTGGCATTTTTCCAGAACTTAGCGCCTTTCTCGGTCTTCAGCGCATCAGGTTCAGCACCCTTTTCAACAACTACAAACTTAACATTGCGCACGAACGGGAGGATGCGCTTAGCGAGCATCTTCTGGAACCCGTTGCCTGTCTTGATGACGATGGCCAATGCTTGTGCGCCGTTGGTAGCTTTGTTAAATTTAGCGTCGGCTGGCGCTTCCGCAGCCTTGAGCTGAGCGCTGTACTTACGTTGCAGGGCCATGCCCGCTTTGACGTCATTGATCTCTTGGCTAGAAATATTAGGGTTGTACAACATGTCGTTGATACGCGCCTTGATCTCGGGGCTCGCCGACGCCATACGTTCGCGCAACTCAAGAACATCTCGAATAGCTTTAATTTTTGCCTGTCGGCGGTTACGAACTGGATCGTATGCGTCTTCTGGATTGATAGTGTCGCTGGTTACCGCGCTTGATTCCCCGCGAAGTTTTTCTATTTCCTCCGCGCTAAGTGGTGCAACCGCTGCATTAAACTTTTCAGCAACTGCATCAACTTCACGAAGGTTGGCATCATCCCGCGCTTTGCGATCTGCCTTAGCCAGCTTGACTGGTTTGGTAGGTTTTTCTACTTTTGCTTCGGCTTCAACTTCGGGTTCCGCTTTGCCTTCGTCAATAGCAATAAGCTCTTGAGCAATCTGTTGCGGGGTAGTTATTTCAGCGGCAGGGGCGGGGGCAGGTTCTTGTCCTTGCGTTTCTGCTTGGACGGTTTCAGGGGTTTCAATGCCAACTTGGGTTCCTTCTTGTGGTTGTTCAACAATTTTTTGTGTTTCAGTAACAGGCCGTGCTTCAGTAACAGGCTCGGTTAATGCACTGGGCTCAACTGCTTCTCCTGCAACAGTAGGTGCAACATTCTCTCCAGCAGGAACCACTCCATCGGCTGTAGGCTGAGCAGGTCCTCCGGCGGGCTCGACTTGATTGGGCTGTCCAACCAGCTCAGGGCTGACTCCACCTGCCTCGGTGATAGGTTGTCCAACATTTGTTTCTCCTGTTGTAGGTACTTGGGTAAGCGCATCTTCTTTGGCTTCCTCTGTAGCAAGTTCAACCGCAGTGGCTTTAGCTTCTGTTGGGGTTAAGTCAAATTGTTGTTGGAGGGTTGAGGTAAGTTCCGCAACGCGCTCAGGACTTGGAGCTATGTCAGCAACCGCAACTTCTGCTTCGGGGGTTTGAGCTTTTGCATCCTCGTCGGCAATATTGCGCGTGGCTACCTTAACAGCATCATCCGGCTGCATCCCACGATCTTGGAGTTCTTGTGCCCGTGCAGTGACTCGTTCTTCAACAGGGGCTGCTTCAGGAGCAAATGCACGTTGTTCTTCGATATTAAGTTTTGGCAGCGGTTCCTGTTGTCCGGCCAACTCACGTTTAGCCTGCATCGCCTCTCGTGCGCCGCCGACAGAACCTAAACCTGCACCGGCTAAACCTTCTAAAGCCGCCTGCCCAACCACACCGCGCATGGTAGGTACGTCATAACCTTCGCGTTGGAGAGCAATGTTCTGGGCTAGTTGTTCTTGGCCGCCTTCCGCCGCTTCGCCTGCAAATTCCTTAACGCCTGTAATAGCACCCTGCTTGATAGCTCCACGCTCGGCAAGTTTGGCAGTTTCTTTCGCCGCTTCCTCCGCTGCTTCTTTACGGGCCGCTTTACCAAGCACTTGTTTAGCTAACTGCCTAGCTGCGCCGGGTTCAAAACCTGTAGTCGCGCCGATTGCACCTAGGCCCGCGCCCATCAAAATTTGGTCTAAGTTCTTGCCGTTGTAGTTTTGAGCTAGTTGAGCACGGGCTTCAATCTGGTCGGCGGGCATGTCAGTCTTTTCCAACTCGCCTTTGACTGCGTCATAAATAGAGCCCTTGATCGTGCCCGCACCCATGGTTGCACCAATACCCGCGCCAACAGCCGTAGTAGCGAGCGCACCAGCACCAAGAACAGAAGCACCTAAACCTGCGGCAATAGCAGGAGCTGAACTTCCCAACGCGTTCACGATTGTGCCAACAGGGGCAACAGAAAAGGCTTTAACCGCAGCTTTGACTTGATCCCCGACACCTTTGTCTTCCGCATCCTTCATGATGCGAGAAATTTCAGCGGAATCTTTCTTCGCCTGTGCGCTGTACAAATCTTCGATGTAGTTCTCAACACCTTTAATGGTGTTGGAAACGTCACTGCCTGCACCGAAAGCATCGGCGACTAAACGTACGCCTGTAGCCAAACCCGAAGCACCCTTTAAAGGAACGTCAGCAACTCGCCGAAGGAACGATTGGTCTTCTGGCTTTGGCGCAGCTTGTTGTGCAAATGGGTCAACAATACGTGGGGTTTCCGCCTTTTGCGCAAAAGGATCAACAATCTCTTGCGCTTGGGGTGCGAACGGGTCAACGATCTGCATAACTACCTCACTTGTATTTAGAGTCGTAGTATGCCTTTAAATCTGCATCGGAAACTCCGGGGTTTGCTTTTCTAGCTGCGACCATGAAGGTATTGAGGTCAGGACCTTTAGCTGCTGGTGCTGGCTGCGTAGGGGCTGGGCTACCTTGCCCTTCAGATTTTTTACCCATACGGTTGTTAATCAGTTCTTCTTCACGAGCACGCATACCGTCAACATCTTTGTTTTTCTTAGCTTCTTTCCAGACTGGGTCTGTGAGCTTGCTCATATCCACCGCAGCAGTCGCTTTTTCCCGCGCAGTGGTGTCTGCAATGTCGGCGCGAGTAGAGCCAGCCATTTTGCCGTAGAGGTTTGCTGCACGTTCTGAAGCAAGTGCTTTAGTAGCTGCGCTAACGGGTTCCCCTGACTCAATCATTTTGGCGTATTGCGCGTCGGTAAGGCGTTCCAAGTCTGTCTTTTTGTTCAGAGTAGCGGAAGCACCAATTTCGGCTTGTTTGATACCACCTTCAATAGTAGCTCTCTTCTCCAGCACACCAATCTTGCGGTTGAGCGCGTCTTTCTTGTCCGCTTGCCCTTGGTTGTAAAGCTCCGTCGCTTTCCCAACTTGCCCGTCAGCCCGTGCTTGGTCCGCAGCAGCCAGAGTAATCTGAGATTGACGCAAGAGACGGTCAGCCTCACGGTTTTCCTTGTTCATCTTAATGACTTCTTCCCCAAATGCAGCACCTGCATCCCCTAAGCCACGCATTGCCCCACCGGGTTTTAACATAGCTTGTGCGGCTTTCAAAAGACCTATGCCGTAGGTTTGATTCATGTTCTTGCCAGACTTGAGGTCTTCACGCTCTTGACCAATTTCTCCGGCTAACCCCGCAGTTTTACTTGGGCCGTACAACGATTGAATTTGAGGGGCTAAGGCTTGGATACCCTGCATACGTTCTTCTGGACTAGCGGAAATATCCTCGCCCGCTGCGGCTGATAAATCTTTCAACGTATCTTGAAGCCCACCTTTAGCAAACGCAACTACACCCCCGCCAGCAGCACGGATTACGTTTTGTTGCGCACCTTGTGAAAGTTGGTTAAACGCACCCCCCAGACCCCGTTGGAGAGAAGCACGCTCCGCCATTTCTTGTTGAAGCGCGTCTTCCGCATCTACATCTCCACGGCCTTGGGCAGCTTGAAGGGATTTTGGCAACTGAGCGGTTGGGAGGAAGTCGGCGATGCTCGCCACGTTTTCTTCGCTGGTAACACCGCCTTGCTTGTAGCCTTTGACGTCGCCGCCTTCAGCAAAACCCAACCCCAATGTGTTGTTGAGCCAACTACCAGCTTGCCCGATACCACTTGCACCTTGGTTCAAAAGACTAGAAATATTAAACCCACCACCGGAGTTACCGCCACCACCGGAGTTACCGCCACCACCGTTCAACAACGAGCTAATACCCGCTCCGCCCATACCAAGAGCCAAGAGGTTTTGCAAGTTAGTCGGCGCAGCTTGGTATTGCTGGCTAGATGTAGTACCGACTGGCAACCCAGACAAAATACCTTTCATCTGATTGAGCTGCGTCATGGGGTACTGCTGCGCAGTGTTGTAGTTGTTTACACCTTGGTTAATGATGTTTTGTTGCTGTTGCTGTTGTTGATTGCCAGCTGCGTTTTGTGCGTTGTAGATACCAAGCTGGTTGTTGAGGTTTGTTGTGCCCAAGTTACCCAGCGTGTTAGCGCCGGACAGAGCTGACTGCAAACCTTGCATACCGTAGTTAGCACCAAACTGTTGTTGTTGCGCAGCCAAGTTCTGAGCCGCTTGACTCGTCGATTGGTTAGCCAAGTTAGCTTGTTGTCGTTGTTGAGCATTTTGCAAGTTAGCTTGCTGCTGGTATCCGGCGTTAGCCAAACCGTATTGACCTTGCAGTGCTTGATTTGCCAAGCCTGATTGTTGCGCCAACTGAGCGTTTTGCAGCCCAGTGTTGTACTGCATGTTCTGGTTAGCTTGGCCAGAAGTAAGACCCGCCTGTTGGTTAGCAAGTTGCGACTGTAAGTTTTGCCCTGAACCAAGACTCTGCACGCCCAAAAGCGCATTAAGGTTGTTTTGTCCGGTAGTAAGCCCAGCTTGCTGGTTAGCTTGCTGCGCTGCCATTTGGCGAGCTTGGTCCGCATTGAACTGCTGTTGCGCGTTGTTGTATGCGGTGTTAAGCCCTTGAGCTTGGATGTCGCCTTTTTGAGTGGCTAAGTTACGTGCAGCCTCAGCATCCATAATCGCTTGGCGAGAACCCCCAAACGCGCCGGATTTAACCGCTTGTGCGTTGGTTTGCGTTTTTGCAATATCTGCATTGCGTTGCGCTTCGCGCTGTTGGACATCAACAACGTTCTGCATGTATGGGTTCATGTAGTCTTGAGCAGACTGGCCACCAAAGTTTTGAGCGCCTACTCGTTCAGCGGGCCCCATCTGGTAGTTGTTAAGCCCTTGGTTGCTAACGCTCTGATAGCCGAGCTTGTCTGGACCTTGGAACTGAGCCGCTTGATTGGTTGGAGCACCACCAGCATTTGCCGCATTAGCTTGCTCACCGCCAACTGACATGTACCCACCCGTTTGTGGGTTGTACTGCTGGCCCATCAAACCTTGAATGGCTCTATTAGCGTAGTCAGTAGCCTGTTGCCCTTGGGCTGGGGCCTGCATATTGGCAATCCCGTTTTGCGCTTGTTGCTGCAATGGAGAGAAGCCAGCGACGTAGTCGGCGGGGTTGTAGCTGTACGGGTTGTACTGCTTCATGCCAGTGGCGTTGCCATTCTGGTCATAGTTAAACAGATTTTGCATCGTCGCACCGAGCATGGTGTTGACGTATGGCTGCGCGTACCCAGCGATGCCTTGTTGGACATCGGTTTGAGACATTGGGTTAACGCCAGAAGGAGTTTGCGGCGTGGAGGATGTGTTGGAGAACGAGGTGTTCTGCCCGTTTTGGCCACCGTAGCCCGCATAAATAGAGGGGTTTCCTATGTTCATCTGCGAAGCAGGCATGGGCAAAGATTGACCAACTGTAAGTCCCCCGCTGTTAGGCACCATCGACTGGTTCTGGCCCGCAGAAGGGTTAAAGTTACCCCCGCCGCCACCGCCGTAAACACGTCGGCCAGCTACAACACGAGTTGCGCTTTCACCAAGAGACTCGCCAAAGGCGTAAAGTTCGCGGCGTGAGAATTGAGTTTTCATAATTTTGCTTCCACCAAAATGGCACGGTTCTCGAAGCCCAAACGCTTCCATAGACGCGCTACAGATTCCCTTGAATATGCTTGCAACTTGTCCGCGCCATGGGCACGACAAATGTTCTTTAACTGATTCCAGTTTTCATCACTTGTAAGCAACCGACCGCCGATTGCCGTTACAAACGCTACTCGCTCATTTGGGTAGCTGACAAAGCTAACTGTCAACGCCCCGTGCATCTCATCCTCGTCGCTAAAAAACCCGACCGCCAGCCAGTGCCCGCGCTCTAAGAATTCTTTGACGTGGTTAACGTCGTACTCCGTAACCTCAGCTTTTTCAAGCGCGTCGGCAATGTGTGGCTCCATCTGCGGCCAAAGCATCGTAACGTACTTTGCTGGGATAGATTTAAGCGTCAGATTCATTTCGGCAGGAACTTATCCGCTTTGATTTCTTTGCCCTGTGCCTTACGGCCAGTCCGCGCACTGCGAATACGATCCATCATCTTGTACAACTGTTTCGCGCCAGCATCCGTGGAGCCATTACCAAGATGAGAAACTACGTCTGCGGGCACTACAAACTCGCCATCAGCAAGCCGGGCTGGCTGCTTACGCCCAATCTGCGCAGGGATATTGTCGGACATACCATCGCCGGGCCCTTTCAATAAACGACCACCATCGGAATAACCCCCGAGGCTGGATAAGCCCCCTCGTGCCATCATCATGACATTTGAGTTAACTGCTGGCGGAACTGCATCAGGGTCAGGAACTTGTTCCATCGGCCCCCCTTGCCCCATTTGAATAGGGCCCCCATCCGCGTAACCAATCTTTGCAGTCGGCATCCCTTGAGGACGGAACATTGAAGGGTCAGGGCGATTGGCCGAAAACGAAGCTGGGTTGTACTTAAACTGGCTCATAGGGCCAGCATTGTCTTGACGTCCGGGCACACCATAGCGAGAACTATCAGACTTCAACATGCTCATCAACGCCGCCAAACCAGCTGCGCCAAGCCCTGCTCCGCCAAGAGTTAAGCCCCCGGAACCAGAACCAGAACCTTTGCCGAGTAAACTGCTTAGCCCCCCAGCAGGCAATCCGTACGCAGTTCCCGCGCTAGAAGTTAAACCGGTTGCAGCAGCACCCGCAGCCGTAGCTGCATCACCCGCGCCAGTAGCTGGGTTGTACCCGCCCCCAACATCAATGTTGTCAGCGCCAATAGCATCCGCATAGGAACCGCCCATAGTTCCCGGACTACCGCCAGCACCACCTAAGTCAATACCGGAAAGGCCCGTAGCGCTCCCTGCACCCGCAGCGCCTGAACCATTGAGCCAAGAAGCAGGACTACCGCCAGCACCGCCCAAGTCAATACCGGAAAGAGCTTCACCACTACCAGCTCCCGCAGAACCGAGAAAGCCGTCAAGTCCACCAGTTCCCGCAGCCAAGGCAGCAAGGGTAGCGTACCCACCGGGAATTTCACTGCGGATGCCTTGATCCAGTCCTTTACCTGCTTCACCAACAGCATTAATCGCGCCTTGCCCAATATCGCCGACGCCAGAAATTGCATCGCTTACCCCACTTGCAATATCCCCCAAAATCCCACCCCCGCCACCACCAAAAACTCGGCGGCCAGCAGTTTTATAGGTAGAAGAATCCCCAATGGGTTCGCCAAGGGCATACAGTTCACGGCGGGAATAACTTGTTTTCATACGAAAAACCTTGTGGTTTTGGTTGGCGATATTATGCCTTGATGCGTAGGGGATAGCTAGTGGCTGCACCCCCCGAGGTGTCGTAGTACACGTCCCCAGAACGAAGGTTGGCAAAGTCTGCATCGGTAGGCAGGCTGATAACAAAAGCACCGGGGTTAGCGGGGTCGGGCTGAGAGAAACTAAGCCCTGCTGTTATTTTAGTTCCGTTGCGTTGCGTTGCAGCAGAAATTGGACTTGCGTTGTCTAGTTGATTAAAGTACAAGCGCAGAATCCGTAAGAGCTGCTCCATAAACGGCTGCGAATACTCATGTGGGGGGTTAGGTAGCCGAGGGGCTACGACATTTGCTTGCGCCATTATCCACCTCGTCGGCCATCAGGCCTGATGTCAATTCGGGGGGCACCTAGCTGCCACGTAACTCCTAGATCACTGGAGGCAATCTTAAAAGCCATTTGACGCCCACGAACCCGAATGTTGATCTGCCCCGTGAATTTCTCAACTGGCACTACCGCAGTACGCGTCACTACTCCATTATCCGCCCCGCCTTCAGAAGCAGGGTCGTTGTACCCGGAGCCTGAGTTTTGCAATGGCATCAAGTACATGGTGGCTTGTGGGTTGCTCGCAGTGGACCCTCGGAATGTTAAGTCAGGCAATATGCGCCAGACAAACCCAAAGTTGTGCCCGTCCCCAATATCAAATTCAGAAGTCGTGATAAACGCTTCGATAGGCAGTGTGGTGGCTGTAGTGCTGTCGTCAACGCCTTGTTCGTGGTTGACAATGTTGGAGCTATACGTAGCAGCAAGTGGGTAGTTGCGCAGTCCAGAGTCCAGCCACGCTGTGCGGGCCATATAACCGTAGTACCAAACGTCTTCTTCGTAGTTATAAACCACGTACTTGTCGATGGTTGTTGAGTTGGCTGAGCAGTAAAAGAACCAGACTTCGTTAAAGCCTTCGTTCGTGCTAGCAAACACTTGCTCATACTGGCTCTGGTTAATGTCGTTAAAAATGTATTCGCGTAGATCACAACGCAGTGTCTGTGTGCGCCCATCGTACTTATAGAACTTGTCTACACCCATCCAGTAAATAACACCTGAAGCCAGCGCTGTTGCATTAGGGCCAACGATTGAGATGTTGTCGGATAAAAGCTGCGAACCCCACACATAGGGAGGGCCAAGGTATTGAAGCGAATAGACCGAGGCATCAGTCCACACAACGATTTCTTGGCGCGACTGCATGGCGGTCACAATTCTTGATCCGTGGGACAAACGAACGCTACCTGCTTGGTTGGTGATACTAGGCGTCCACTGCAACGCATCTTCTTGGTCAGACCATCGGATCAGCATGGGGTCCAATATCGAGCTGCCTAAATCATTAGTGCCAAACACAATAACAAAACGGCTGGCATCGGAAATAAGCGTCCAGTTCTGGTACAACGGAACGTCTGACGCTCCCGGAAGGGACGACAACAATACACCACGAGTTGTTAAGCTAGTAGTAGCGTCCCAGTAATACAGCGCCCCGCCACGGGGGCCAAAGATCAAGTTCTGTCCAAAGTTGTTCTGTGTCCAAATACGCAATGCATCATTGGATGTTGTGCCTATACCCCATGTGCCAGACCCCCAAGCACCTGCACCCCAACCAGCCAACGGAACAGCATACGCCGGGCCGGGATTGATTTGATAAGCGGCGACTACCGCTGCGCCCCCGCCTACAGCCGTCGAGGTTGCGACACTTGCTGCTGTAATTGTGTAGGTGGTTGTTGATGTGCCGACCGTTAAGATTTGATATTCGCCGTTAAGCGTAAGGCCGCCCACCGCAGTAGCGCCGCTGAACGTTACAAAAGCGCCATTGGCATAACCACCTGCGGCGTCCGTCACAGTAACTGTTGTGGAGTTTATTTGGGTAGAGAATGGATTGTTCGCCAGTGTTGCTGGAGGAACAACGCGAAGCGGGGTAATGTCGTTGTAAGCACCGCCGTTTTCAATGTAGAACTTTAAGTTCGTACCAACACCAAGCAGGTTTTGGCTGCCCAGCGTGACCCAGTTCCAAAGTGAACGGCATGTGCCTAAAAACGTTGCCGCAGAAATACGCGCCCACCCGCCAATTTTTTCAGGGTTCCCTTGGCGAAAGCGAATTTTGTCGCAGTCATACCAGCCGCCTTCAGTGGTGTAGCGGGTGTTTTCCCGGTTTACACCGGACTTGAACAAAATTTTCTGTAATGGCATGGTGGGATTTTCTCACTTAGGCTCGGCACTGTCCATAGCACGCATCGTACAACGCTTGGCGAGCTTCTATACCAATCAGTCCACCGTTAATCTTCTTCGTCATGCCTTTGATGTCGTCCACATCGGCAAAGTCTGAGAGCTTGTTGGCTTTCCAAAACCATCCTGCACTTCTTGCGGCATAAACAGGTTCAAGGAGCAAGTCAGGATTGCCCACAAGATCAACGCCAAGAGCGGTCCCACATCGCGCATAGTTGTCTTTCCCTGTCAGTTGTTTCAGACCACGGCCACGGTACTTCCAGCCCTCACCAGACTCTGCAGGGCCGTTACCCATGCGGGATGAGTAGACAAGGTTTGCGATCAGTTCAGCTTTGCCAGCAATAGAATTAGCAACAGCAGTAGGCACCAACTTTCCATTTTCTTTCTTCGGTTTCTTATCAGCGCCAAGGACGGCAAATCGGTTTGGCCAACACGCAGCCAGCGTGGCAGCACGGTAGTTCAGGTTCTCGGACAACATGGTGTAGCCGCCAGACTCATGCGAAGTCTGCGCCAGAAAGCCAGCTACGCGCTGGGGTGTGTTGATCTCAAACTCTTGGCAGGTGGCAATGATTGCGTCCAGCCATTTCTCAGGGTTCTTGATCTTGGCGGCTTGCAGATGCTCAAGAGTAGGTGTCATTTGCTCACCTCTTTCATCTTCTTGTCGGTGTCCTCTTGGCTCTTGTTGCTGGAGCCGTAGAAGAATCGGATCAGACTGTTCACCGCAGTGCCGATCAAGAAGCCCAAGATGATGTTGATGAAGTCGCGGTTGCGGTTCTCCACGGGCATGAACGACACCATGAAAAAGTACAGGAATGACACAACAGTCAAGAACCATGCGTAGTGCTGGCTGAACTTCTTGGTGCTCTCGTCGTGCATGTACATGTCGGTTGCACGCTGCGTGGACTTCTCATCCAATTCGGCCATGAACTCTGAGTGCCTGTTGGCCTCTTCTTGGAGTTTGGCGTTGTACTCAGGGGTGGCTTCGCCTTCAGGCTTGAGCTCAATACCCAGCTTGGCTTGAACGGCGTCAACGCCTTTTTCGACGACTTCGTCGGCCACTTTGTGCATGCCGTTATTGATTAGGTTGGCAACGATGCCTGCGATGATGGGGAGCATTATTCTTCGTCCTTTTCTTTCAAAAGTTTTTGCAGTTTTTTGTCCCGCTCTTCAGCACGAATCAAAATCGCTTCGGCCTTTTTTACTTGTTTGGCCTGATACACAGCCAAAAATGACAACCCCATCAACCCTATGATGATGAGCGAGACAATTACAACCCAACGCCAAAATTCATTCATAGAGTGAAATACAACCCCGTTATCTCCAGCAGGCCGATTATCACCGCCACTGCGTAGACCAGCTTGGCTTTGAACACTTCGTTGCGGTACTCGCGTTGCCATGCTGTGTCTCGTTCTTTCTTCGCTTTCACCTCACGGGCAAACTCTTGCTCTTCCAAAATCTGCTCGTACATCCGGTTGAACCGAGCGTACAAGTCCTGTAACCCTAGATGCTCAGGCGTGTACACCATTGCTTCTCTCACTTGCGTTGACAACTGCTTCAGTTGCCATTCAATCTCAATTCGGTCAATGGCAGCAGATGCCACCTTGTCAGTGGTAGCTGATTCGTTCTCTAACTCACGGCAGTGCAATTGCAGCGCTCTGATGGCCTCGAAATACACCTTCATGTTCTCGCAAATCTCGTGGACCGCTTGCGCTTGAAACTCTTCGTATGTCAGCTCTGGTTCTTTGACTTTTCGCTTTGGCTTTGCTTCTTCTGGCTTTCCAACGCTTGCAGCAGGTTTCTCAGTCTTTCCGAATAAACCCCTGACCCATCCCCAGAGTCCAGTAACTTCTTTGTAAATTGCTTTAGCGTCTTTGACGCCGCCTTCAACAGTCTTTTTAAACTTGTCGAGATCAGCCTTGCCCTCACTGAGCATTTGACAGCCGCTACGGATAGCAGCGACTGCGCCTTGTGCCAACATGAGAAGACTGATTGGATCCACATCACTTTTTTGTAACCTGAGACCAGAACAACGCGACCGTACCAAACGCCGCGCAAACCCACAGAACGGGCTTGGCTATATCAGCCACCCACCCTAAGACTTTCATGGCCCCTTGAGCCGCATTGATAGCCGCCACAAGGTCTTTGGTGTTAGCGTCAATCGAATCGACCTTTGCTTCTACAGCAACCAGTCGGTCGTATATCTGCTTATGGGTCACGTGTTCCTGCATGGGTTACTCCGAAATTTGAACGTCGGCGGGCTGTTCAGCCAATGACTGCTTCAGCATACCGAAGAACGTGTCACGACCCACCTGAAGTTGGTCCAAATTAAATTTTGCTGAGTTGACCTTGCGCTCCAAATCCATGACATGGCTTAACAGGGCCTTTTGTTGGTCTGTCAGTTTGTCTGTATCGTAGTCAACGCCGTCGATTGTTAGCTGAGGTTTGTTGTTGTTGCTCATGCTTTACTCCTTGTGTCCGCTGTGATGGGGCAGCGGTTAACCCCCGTTTAAATTATGCCGTAGCCCAAGGCGTACCCGCAGCAACCACTGGATGCTTTTGCAGTTCAATCTGTTGAGCCAATGATGCCTCTACTGCGTCTTTATCTACACCAGCACCCCAAATCCAGTTCAGAACGTCTTGCTCTGTCACGCTGTCGTAAGGGGTTGAAGGTGTAGCAGGAGCAAAGCTGCAAGTTGAATAGGCAGAGGCTGTGTAGTCTCCGTCTGTTGCTGTGCATTGCCAATGCGCCACCGTGATGAAACCATCAGCGGTGAGGTAGTCGGTATCTGGGATTTTCCAAGTGAATGTTGTCATTATTTTTCCTTTGGGTTAGATGCCTGCTGCTGCGAGGCGTTTACGAAGTGATTGGATTTCAGCAACAAGATCAGCAATTACTTCTGGTGCGCTTGGCTGCATAGCTTGATACACAGGGTTGCCTTCTGCATCCACGGCGTCTTTTATTCCTGTGACGCTATTTGCGTAAACTTCTTGAAATTCATGAGCCAAGAAACCACGGTCTTGTTGACCGCCTTCTGTCCACAAATAATCAATTGGCTTGAGAGCATCAATTCGATCACCAGCGCCAGACACTGCGCCAACAACTGTTTTTAACCGGTAATCAGATGTGGTGTTGTACGCGACGGCATTTGTTGTAGTGACTCTAGCAATAGAGCCAATACTTGTTCCTGCTGAGTTTCTAAACTGAATAAAACCGTTTCCACTAGCATCGTCCGAGCTTACCAAGCCAATTTGGTTTGTTGTGTTTCCGGGAGAACTAACGCGAAAACGATCTGGGCCTGCTGTTGTCGTCCCCACCAGCAAATTCCCACTAAAGTCTATACGGGCGCGTTCTACTGGAGTGAAGGCGCCGCCGGTATAAAAAGCGATACCACCAATTGCAGATGATGTGCGGTTTCCTATGCGTGTTGTTTCACTTGTTTGGTCGTATGTAACGTAACCATAATAATTGGGGTCAGATGTACCCAATGCGCCTAAATAGATACCAGCACTTGAATAGTTGCCTGTTGTAGTTGCAAGGTGTAACTGATATGTTGTGTTGCTGATAACATCAAGTTTTGCAACAGGATTTGTAGCACCAACACCCAAATTTGCCCCATCAAACGTCAGCGCACCACCAGTAGTCAGTTGCTTGGATGTGTTGAGATAAGCAACACCGTTGGCTGTTCCCGAACTTGGAATTGAGATAACGCCAGTTGAACTGATTGCCAGCGCATCAGATGCCGAACTGTTTGTCGTAAAGTGGATACCGTTAGCGCCAATCGTGCCCAACACCAAATCTGTACTGGCAGACAAAAAGTAACCGTAACCAGCAGCGTTAATCGAGCCTGTACCGCTGTAACCACTTGAGTTAATACCCACGGTAGCGTAGTTGGTAGATGCCGTTCCTTGATCGTTATACGCAATGAACTCAGCCGATGCTCCCGTACCCGCGCTGGTGTTTTGGATGACGTTTTGGAAGTAGCTGTTTACGCTAGTTTGTGCAGATTGAACAATGCCTGTGTCGCTAAAACTTAAAGTGCCGTAGTTGATCGCGCCTTTGTTTGCGGATGCAGTTGTTGGTGCTGTGGCAGTGATCGTATAGAACGTGCTTGCACCAGAGTTGCTGACTTTCACAAAGTCTGAGCCGTTCCATGCACACACCGCAGACTCACCCGCCAGAATCGTCACGCCCGTAGTGGGGCCAGCGCCGCGTAAGACAACCGAGTAACCGCCAGTGGTGGCGTTGATAACCGTGTAGATTTTGGACTGGGCAGGAGCTGTTACGTTGCGCAGTGCAGTGCGAGCCCCAGAAAACAACAGAATCGCTTCACGTGCCGTATTGGCTGCGCCGGTTGTAGTCGTGAGCGTGACGTCCGCGTCTGTACTGACTGTGGTTGTACCTGCGACAGCGGAGTCCAAGAGGGAGGTAATCGAGTTATTTACCGTGTCACCCCAAACCCCGCTGAGTTCACCTTGAACGGGAAGGGCGAGACCCAAGAGTGATGTGTATGCTGTTGTCATGTGTACCTCAAGTGGTTACTTCAAGCCAGTTCGGAGTGTCGCTTGTATCGACTTGGCTCCAGCCCGGTGTTTGTGTGTTACTGATATTTTGCCAGTTTGCTGTCTGCGTGTCACCTATTAACGTCCAATTTGGTGTTTGGCCGTCAGAAATAATTTGCCAGTTGGCGTCTTGGTCGTCAGGAATTGGCTTCCAATATACCGCAATCACATCGCCCACCGCGCCTGTTGCAGCCACACCGGTCAGCGCTTTAATACGCTCCGCAATCGTCATTACGCCAACACGGCCCGTAGAGCCCACACCAGTCAAGGCAATGCTGCGATCAGCGGTAACAGAACCTACTGCGCCATCGGCTTGGTTGGACGACAACGGAACAATCACAGCGCCTGCAGCGCCAAGGGCGTCAACCCCCGACAGGCTCACCTGATGAGCCTGAACAACCGTGTCGATTGCACCCGTGGCTGCTACGCCGGATACCGCGACTGTCTTGCTTTGGTCAACCGTACCAACTGCGCCCGATACCAAGACCCCTGACAGCGCAACCGTGGATGAATTGATGGCCGTGCCAACCGCGCCTGTACCGGCCACGCCAGACAGCGCAACGGTCTTACTTTGTACAACTGTGCCGACAGCGCCTGATGCGCCTACGCCCGTGAGAGCTATGGAAACCGCAATACCGACTGTGCCGACATTACCAACCGCGCCGTCTCCAGTGTCCGGGACAACTTCAGAACCAACAACCGTGCCCACATTGCCCGAGGCCACTACACCAGACAGGGCGATCTGACGTTCTGCGACAGTGACGGAGCCTACTGCGCCGGAGGCCAATACGCCAGACAGCGCAACGGTGGATGAATTAACAACAGAGCCAACTGCGCCTGTAGCAACAACACCAGACAGGGCAACAGATTTACTCTGCACAACCGTGCCAACAGCGCCTGATGCGCTTACGCCCGTGAGGGCAACGGTAACGACTAAACCAACGGAGCCGACATTACCAACTGCTGCGTCACCTACATCTGGGATGGTTTCAGAGCCAACAACCGTACCAACTGCTCCCGATGCCCCAACGCCTGTAATCGCCAGTGAAGTCGCACCACGAAAAACTGTACCAACAGTGCCTGTGGCCGCTACGCCCGTCAAGGCTACTGTGCTTGTGCCAACAACTGTACCGACTGCGCCAGAGGCCCCAACACCGGTAAGCGCGACTGTTACATTAACCCCAGTCGAGCCTACAGCGCCCGCAGCTGCGTCACCTGTAAGGATGGTCTCGCCATTGCCCCAAGTGCCGTAACCCCAAGCGCCGACACCCCATCCGGCCATGATCTACCTTTTAAGTGGTAGACAAACGCAGCAAAGCGGTTGTAGTAGTGTTTGAAGGCATCGTCAATGTAAACGTGCCAGCGGTAATTGTTTGAGAACCAAACGTGTGGACAGAGACGGCTTTGTTTGATTGCGTCGAGTTGTAGATCAATACGCAATCAAACGCAGTGGCCAAAGTCACAGTCGTATACGTGATCGAAGCAGAAGGTGTCCAATAACCCACGCCAGCAGTCGCAGAACTGTTTGTAGCGGCTGGAGGCGTTGCATTGGTCACCGTCACACCGCCAGCAGTGTAGTTTGTACCTGTCACTTCGCCAGTTGCAGAATACGCAGTGGTGGCCGCATTGATCGTGGCCGTAGTCAAATACAGCGCAGCTTTGAAGGTATCCGCAGTAGATGCCCCCCGAGTAGGTGCAGTGCCGAAGTTGTGTGTTGCGGTCATCAGTTCACCGAGGAACGACGTGACCATGCTTTGTGTGTTTGCCATGATTTTTCCTTAAAAAGATGCAGTGTCGCCGGCAGCAAAAGCAGGCATTTTCTTCAACGTGACATGCGCCGATCGGTGAACCAACTCGCCTTCCAACCAGTATTCAACCCACGTTGTGAGTTCATTTTCATTGTCGATTGTCCCCTCTTTTTTCTCCAGAAGGGAATCGTCCATCTCGCCTTTTGTGGTTGTGACTAGCATTTATGGTTCCTTATGCAATACGGATAATTGCGGATGTGTTGGTGGAGGCGGGAAACTGCACGGTGAACATTGTGGTCGAAGTCTTGTCCGCGCCAAAGTCCAGTACGCAGACGGATGGGTTGCCCCCACCTACTTGATAAATCAAAGCCCCGCGAGCAGTTAGGGCAGATGTCCAAGTCACATTGCTGAACGACAAATATGCAATGGCGTTACCAGATTGATTCCCGATTGTCGGAACCTGCGTGATGGTCAAAGGATTGCCGCCAGCGGTGTACCCAGAAGCTACAACCTCGCCGTCTGTTGTGTACGCAGTCGTGTCTGGGCCAATCGAAGCCGCGCCAGTGTATAGCGCGATCTTGAACGAACCTGTGGCCAAGTTGTAGTTGCCGTCAAGCAATCCAACCTTGAATGTGTTTGTCGCGCCTTGTGCGATTGTCATGTCACTGCCTGTCTAAATTGCCCCGAACGGTACGCATCTTGCCTTTCGAGTCCATCCCCGAGGCGCTTAGCCAACTGCAAGGCTTCCATGTACTTGCTGTTATACAACGCAGTCATATCCGCTTCACCCTTCATAAAAGTGTTAGCTTCAACTAGCGTGCCGTATAGCAGCACGGAATCAAAATTGTCACCCAACCATGTGGTATTTGCTGTGACAATCGACTCAGGGTAAAAGAAGTAATGCAGTTCTACGGAATACGTAGCGTCTGGTGTTGGGCCAAGGATGAATGACAGCTCGTTTGGCGCAGTCGAATTAGGGCCAAACAAAGCGTAGTACTTCGGGATGGCTGTGTCCGTTGCTTTTGGGTACGCCTGACGGATGAAGTTCACATCCTTGTTCAGCAAAAACTCTTGCCCCTCAACGGGGTCTACCACTGCCAAAGAGTAAGTGGCCAAGAAATCAAGGGGGCACGACAGGTATTTGTTGTTGGCCGTGATCGTCCCGGTCACATTCTTGCGCAAAGAAGGAAACTGCACCGTGTTGTAAATGCGCTGCTCCGCCTGCTTGATGAACGTGTTCATCTCAACAGTCAAAAACGTGTTCTCCGTGTAGTCGGATACCGCAGTAACGAGCTCGGTGTAGTTCATGTTTTAAGCCATTGGCCCTCGGGCGTACAAACCCTTGATTGCTGCACCTGTGCCACGGATTTTAATACCCGAAGTTTTGATGTCGTCGGCAGCAGGATCACCACCGCTCACACGTTGAGAAGGTGTGCCGGGTTTCATTTTGTTAGCAGCCAAATTGTTTGGGTCTTGCCCAACTTGCTGCCGCGACTTTTCCAGTTGTTGGATAGTCAAACCTTTGCCACTCATTGTGTGCGGCTTGGCGTAAGCAGACGCGGGTTTGTTGTTGATCTTAGCCATGATTAGCCTCGCTTTTGATTAGCAACTTTGGCCATGCCACGCCCGAGTTTTTCCATCTCGTCATTGGTTTTACCGCCCTTGCCACCTTTACCGGCTTTGCCGTTTTGAGTAGCTACAGTTGGGCCGCTATCACCGAGGTTCTTACCCTTGGTTTTGCCCTTGGTGTTTACGCCTTGAGCGCCTGATTTAAAAGACATGTTCGACTCCTTACGTCGTTGATATGGTAACAGTACCTATGGCGACTGTAAGAGCTAGGTTGTTTGGTGTCAACCCCGCATCATTTAAAGCTGCCCCACCAACTGGAGCCCACCCCCATTGTATGTTGCGGCTACCTTCACCTTGGAAGCCTTGTTCCAAAATGCTTGTACTGTTACCGTTCAAAATTTGCAAACCTGTGTTGCCTGACGATACATAGCTGCGGTCAGGGCGAGGGCTACGCAAACCTTGTGGGTCATCAACCGGAAACATGCCTAGCTGTAGCTGTGGGTGATCGGGGTCCCAACACTCCGGGCAAACTAAAAGATCATAGTTTTTGGTCTTGATAATCTCACGCTTTAGTACCTTGAGCTTGAACCGCTGATCGCAACGGTCGCACTCAGCAATCGCCCATTTACCGCTGGCAAACCGGTTACCCATTAGGTCCCCCCGATATACTGCTGACGTGGGACAAAACGAATAGAAGCCTTCTCATGGTCTTCGTATGCAGCTAGCTCCCAAGCCTCATCGTACTGTTGCTTCAGCATCATAATGCGCTCAGCGCCTTCGGGAATCTTGCCCGCGATGTAGTACGACAGCCCAGCAGCCATACAAGGAATAAACCGAAAAGGCACGTCCATGACGTTCACACCGCCGCCCGCATCTTGAGTACGGCGCAGTCGCCAGTAAACGAATTGATACGACTGAGACCCATCAGGAGTAGGCCACACAGTTACAGCGGGAAGGTTCTGCATCGACACAGCTGCGGCAGTTGAGTGCGCAGCGGCGGTAGTACCATTTTGCCCACGGAAACAACCTGTTAGCTGGTTACCGCTGATAGCGGTGTAGTTGATCGTCTCAGAGTCAATCTTTACAAAACCCGCTGCTGGCATACCCTGCGTGGATACTACCGTAATGGTAGTGTCAGTACTCGAAATGCCGCCATTAAGAGCCGTGATTGCCGCCGCAGTCTGGCCGTCGAGCCGTTGCACCCACACCTGAATTGGACGAGCTTGCTGAAGTTTGTTTGGGAGGGTCGCATAGGTAGAGACGCTAATGCGTGTGATGGTTAAGTCAGCCTGATTGGAAACTTGCCCAGCTTGGGTACGAATGACGTGCTCAAGCAAATCTACTGTGTCGTTTGGAAGTGCGTAGGTGCTCTGCCCTTGAACCAAGTCAATCTGACCTTGCTCAATCGTCCACATGTTGATGCCACGGTTCGCCCAGTCGGCGAACATAATGTTGAGACTACGACGCGCAGTGCGCAGGTCATACCCCGAACGCAGCTCACGTCCAGCCCGCTCGAACGCTTCCTCGACCAACTCGGTGAGGTCAAGGTTAAATGAGGTTTGGCCGGATGTTATTGCCATTATCTAAACCCTGCTGTTTTCTTTGCTATGGTTTTTGGCTGGGCCACAAACTGTTTCCCTGCCGCCTTACCCGCACGTTTTGCCTTGGTAGTAGCTGCGTACTCAGCAGCGCTCAGAGACTTGATTGCCTTTTCAGGCAGATACCGCTCCCCCGTCTTGGAAGACGGTTTGCCGGACTTAGTGCGCCATTTCTGGTCGCCCCAGTCTTTAAGGGATTGCTGCGGTGCTTTCATTTTAGTCCTTATACCCGCCGCCAGCAGCTTTATATTTTTTGGCTACTAGCTGCGCTTTACGGGCTGACCACTGACCTGCGCCAGTGCCTTGAGTCGCTGCGGCTTTTACCTGAGACACAATCTTCTTGCGAAGCGATGGCTTAGTGTAGTTGCCCGCAGCATTGACTGAACCACCCTCAGCGTACACGTCAACAGGATAGTCCCCGTCGCGCTTCTTGATAACCTTGGGTTTAGGCATCTTGGAGGCGCTTACGGCCCCCATGCCACGGCTGGCCATCATTTAGCACATCTTTCCACGGGTTTTACCCTTGGACGCAATACCGTCGGCACGGCGAGAAGCGGAAACAGAACCACCTTTGGCTCGCTTCAAAGGCTTGCCATCAACCAGAATACCGCTACCGGGCTGCTCAGGCATACCGGGCTCAGTCTTCTTCACCTTGCGGCCAGCGGATGCGTCATCGGGTTCTTTTGGGGGTTGGCCCATGTCTGCTGTGTAGACTTTGTCTTTTGACATGATCGTTCCTTAGTAATTTTTTGCTTTGCGTGAGCCACGAGCAATGCCCCAGCCCTTGACGCCGCCACCAGAAGCCATCTTTTTAGCTTTGACTTTACCGCCTTTTTTATAGGCCATGTCTTCCGCTGTAGGCAAAGGCTCACGACGTTTGCTAGTAGTGCCGTACATACCACCTGCACCAGACTTTGCTCGCTCTTCTTCATACGCACGAGCGCGGTCTTGCAAAGATTGATATTTTGGCTTGGCTTTGTTAGCAAGATAAGCGGCTAACTCTTCCGCAGTAGCCCCACCTTGCCCGCCACGACCTGAACCCCCCATAGGCTTGGCTACAGGTTTAGGCACTGCGCGTGGGCGAGCTACTGTGGTTGCTATTTGTTTGTCATACGCCAGTTGTTCTGGAGTCATTGCCCCACGGTCGCTTTCATCCTCGATTTGAGGGGCTGCTTGTTGAGCAACAGCCGGAGTGGTAGGGGCAGTCGGAGTAGTAGGGGCAGCGGGAGTTGTTTCCTCATTGCCTTTGCCACGGGATGCCATATACGCAAGCCCAGCTAGCGCCGCCAAACTGCCTAAATCTTTACGTGCCATAGTTACACCATCCGTCCTTTTGTTTTGCCCTTAGAAGCAATGCCATCAGCACGGCGAGAAGCGGACACAGAACCCCCAGCTTTCAAGCCTGTAGAGCCCATAAACTTATTGCCAGACTCAGACTTGGTGCTTTTCAACGGGAGGGCTTTACGCTCTTCCTTTGGCTCGGACTTGGTTGTGCCATACATACCGACACCGGACTTAGCGCGGGCATCCTCATAGGACTTAGCGCGGTCTTGTAAAGATTGGTATTTGAGTTTCGCAGGGGCTTCAGCAGCGGGGGCAGCAGCTTTTGGCTTAGCCATTTCGGTAGTGTATTTTTTACCGTTCCACTCAAACGTCTTATCACCATTCGCACGTGCGGAGGCAAAGGCTTCTTTGAATGAGGGTTGGCTATCACGAATTTTTTCAAGCTCCGCAGTGCCGCGTGCTTGGGTTTCTTCGTCGTAATCGGAGTTAGTTTCTCCGCCTTCATCGTATCGTTTAACTTTTTTCATAGTAAACCCCTTATTTCTTGCCTTTAGCCATACCGCCACCGCACATAGCGATGTTCTTGCCTTTGGTTTTACCCTTGGACTCAACGCCGCCGCCACGAGCCATCTTGGTCATGCCGCCTTTTTTAAGCGCCAGCTTTGTGCCCTTGCCGCCTTTATGTTCTTGAGCATCGTGCTCTTTGAAGGCTTTTTTAATAAGAGCAACATCTTGCTTCTTGTCCATCTTCATGTCTTCTTTGCTGTCGCTTTTGGCCATAGTCGTTCCACCTTTTTTAAAGAGTTCATTTCTGCCGTGACGAGTATCCGGCTTGTTTACTTTTTGAAGGTCAGCACGAGAGCCAGAGCCCGAACCAAACTTCATACCTTTGCTTTTCTCGCTAAAGTCCTTGGCCACACTTTGCGGTACGCCCGCTGCCTTAGCAAATGCTGGATTGTGCGCTGCGGCGTCCATAAACTTTTTCTGCTTTTCAGTTGTTGCGGGCATAGTGTTTCCTTTTAACATTTCCAACGAGCTAAAGACGCGGCTTTGCGAGTAGGCTTGCCCTTCTCGTCTTTCATTGGGCCGGGCATACCAGACATGCGGGCGCAAAACGAGTCCTTGCGCTTGCCGCCTTGTGGCTGTGGAGCCTTCAAGTTGCTACCTGTAGCTGCATTGTATTTAGCACGGCCCTTGGCGGTCAGGCCAGCACCTTTGGACACCGGCAACTTTTCGCCGCGACCAACTGCCAAAGAGGGGTTCTTCTTAGTTGCCATTTACAACTTTCAGTTTGGGAGTGCAATGCTCGGCCAACAACGGCTGCAACACGTCTTCATTAAAGTCACGAGTGAACTTCTCTTGGCCAACGTGGGGCAAGCTGATTGAGGGGTCTAGGAAAACTGTGAAGCCATCTTCCGTGGCGCGGTCACAGAACAAGTAGTCTTCGCCATAGTACTCACCGTTTACGATCTTCAGGTCAAAGATAGCGCTGTCGGTACGATTGTCTACGTTGTTGAAGTAGTCCCACTCTGGGTGATTGGCAATCATCTTCTCAAGGACGTGGCGCTGAATCATCATGAACCCTGTGCCAATGCGCCTTACGCGCATCAATCCGTTCTTGTCAAACTCAAGGCCACCATTCTCATCGAGGTAGTAATCCAAGAAGAACTTGCGGTCCATGCCACGGCGTGGGTAGATGCCAGCTGTGATGTCTTTGTCAAGGCTCAACGCCATAAGGCGGAGCACTGCGTCGGCGGTAACTACCACATCAGCATCGACAAACAGAAGCGTATCTGCATCGGACTTCAAGAAGTCCGCAACCAAACAGTTGCGAGCCTTTGTAATAAGTGAGCACCCCGAGAGGTGCGTGAGGTAGAGCTTAACCCCCAACGACTGGACCTGAACGGCCAGATTAGACAAGGCAAAAGCTGAATCAATGTTCAGCTTGCCATCGTAGGCTGGGATCGCAACCATAAGTTTGCGGCCCGCTAGGTTAATGCTCTTCTCTGTATCAGCCATAGAAAATGCTCACAGCGGTGATGTTGGCACCGTACATGTAGACACCGTCTAAAGCCAAAACACCTTCGCCGGGTAACAACTGAGAGTTGTTGTATGTATCACCCGCAGAAATGTCAAATGTCATCAACCAACGTCCAGTCGTGTATTGACAGTTAGCAGCGCCCGTGATGGTGCCTGAGTTGATGTCTGTAACAGTAAACGTGTTTGCATCTACCCGTGTAACGGCAAAGTTGCCCGGCGTAGGTGAGCCACCCGTACCGTTGTTGTAGTCGATACCAATGACTTGGCCTGTTACCAAACCATGTGCCGTCTGCGTGACTGTCACCGTGGTGCCTGAACGCCCGTAAGTTCCTGTGATTACAGGAGCAGTGGTGGTGTCGAACAAAATAAATTGCCCCGTGTTGGCCGTACCCACAAAAGCAATTGCCTTAACACGCGCACGTCCAATAATCATCTGACCAGACTGGTTCAGGTGCGCCTGTTTTACATCCGTTTGCATCATATCAATTCTCCTTTAGCTTTAAAAAACAGGGGCCGAAGCCCCCGGAGAGTTGATTACTGTTGCGAAGCAGGTTGAGCTTGGTTGCCGCTTGAATCACGCACAGCGTATGTGACGATGATAGTAGCCGCACCAGTGGTCAAGCCAGAGCCAGCCAAGGTGTAAGAGATGAATGTGTCAGTAGCACCGACGTTCAACCAGCCGCCGGGGGTAGTTGCGTTTGCACCCAAGGCCACGCTACCAACGTTTGTGATAGTGCCAGTGGTTGTGAACGCTGTGCCACCAATGTCCAATACGCAGGTTGTTGCTGCACTGAACACGGTAGTGGTGACGACTTTGATGTCAACGATTTGTGAGCCAGCTGGAACAGCGATGGCGTTGCCGGTCAACGTGCCAAACACAACAGGAGCTGACTGAGACACAACGGTACAGCCTGTGTTACGTGTGAGGGCGGCAGTAGAGCCGGTAGTGTTTTTGGTGGTGCCCAACAACCAAGGGCCGAGGTGAGTTGCGAATCCCATGAGGATCTCCTTACATGCGTTGTGGTGCACCAATCTGCATGAGGTCAGCCGGACCTGTTTGGCACACCGAAAAATTCCGGTTGGGGTGAATATACACGAAATCTACGGGGTGTCAATGAGCTTATTGGACTTCTTGGCTGCGCGAGCCGCGAGCATTTTTGCTTTCCATTCTGGGTTGGCCCACAGCGCTTTTGCTGCCGCTGCTTTTGCCGCTTTTACCTCCGCGCGGCTAGCAATCTCTTGATTGTTTGCTGTTTGCTTTGCAGCGTAATCAGGATCACTCCATTGGGCCTTTGCTTGGGCGCTAGTCTTGGCCTTGGATGCCTCAGTACTACGCGCTTGTTTAATGCCTTCTTGGCGTTTCTGACGCGTTTCAGGCTTAGCCCACGCCTCAGTACTAGCAATAGATTTGTTGGCACGAGCCTCGGGTGTGCTTTGGGCGGCTTGTTGCGCAGCTACGACCTTGGTGCGGTACTCCGGGTCTTGCCAATGCTCTTTGGTAAATTTACTGTCAACAGCTTTATGCGCTGGCGTGCGTACCGTACCGCTTCCGCCCTCTCCCCCATCTGTTAAGTTAAACAATGTACCCGTGCCAAGATTGCGTCGGCCATACAAGGCAATTAATTCAATCTCTTTGGCAAACGCTTCATCCTCACTCTTGGTTTCAAACACGCGGTCAAGAATTGCTACAAGCCCCCGTTGTTTCAAGTGGGATATGAAATCCTGAAATGGTTTGTTGTGTGATCCCTTGGACCAATGTGATATATCACGGTCCCCCGTGCCTTTACCAACATACACAGGCTGGTCTTTTTTAAGTGGGCGGGGGTCGCGGTAGACATAAACGTAAAACATAGTTAGCTCCTTGTTGATGGGATAACTATACCATGATGGATGGGGAAATACAATAAATTCGTAACGCTTTTCGAAAATATGGCAAGTGCGTTACGACACATGTAACAAGTAGCGCTTCTGCGTCGGCCAAGAAAAAAGGGCCCCGAAAGGCCCTTTTTTACTACTTTTAGTTCTAATTTTAGTTAGAACCTGAGCTACCCCAAATACCGAGAGCGTCCGACCAGCCGAACGAATATCGCTCACGTGCTTTGTATCTCACGTTCCCCGTGTCGAAGTCACCATCCATGGAGTTTTGCAACGGAGTGCGGATGAAATGCTTCAAGCCGTTAGGCACGTCTGTGGTCAAGAACCAAGCGTTTGTATCGGTCAAGAAGTGGTTAATGGTGTAGCCTTCAGGGATAGCACCATTGTTCTTGATCGCGTTGATGTCGTTGTCAGTTGTACCAACACGGAGGTTAGTTTCCAACAAACGAGTAGCAACGAACTGCAACGCAGGTGGAACAACCATCTTCTTAGGCTTAGCAGCGATCAACAGACCACGTTCATCAGTCCAAGCAGCGATTTGAATCACGGCGGCTTCCAAAGAAGTCTCGTTCAAGTCAGCTTGAGTAGATGGGGTGTTGCTGTTGGTGCCACCAGAAATCAGAGGGTGGTTAACCAGAGTGTTGGAGCTGTTGTAACCAAACAACGACACGCCGTCACCGCCCAAGTAGCTACCGCTGAAACCGTTGTTCAAAACGGAAGCAGCTTTAACTTGCTTGGTGTAAGCCATGGCGCGAGCCAAAGACTTGGTGTAACGAGCAGACAGGCTGTCGTACAAGTTATCTTCCACAGCTTCTTCAGTGATGGAGAAACCGAGGGCGATAGTCTCGTGGTTGTATCGAGTGGACCATGCTTCTTGAGCGTTGTCATAACGAACGGATTGGCCTTCGTTCTTGACAGGAGCGGCAGAGAAACCGGACAACTTAACTTCTTCTTCAAAGCTACGCTCAGAAGTTTCGGTTTCGTAGATTTCTTTGTGCTCTTCGCCGTAGCGAGCATATTCCATACCGAACAAAGCGTTCAGACCGGGGAGCAGTTCTTTAAGTAACTGTGCGCGTGAAATAGCCATGGTAATTTACTCCTTAAACACCAGTGGTGTTGTTGTATTGGTGGGCGTTGATCTTCACCAACAACTCGCAGTAAACACCGGGAGCAGTTGCAGTCTGTTCAACAACGTCGATAACGCGCACTGGGATTGTTGCGGTAGTGCCAGCACCAGTCAAAGTCACGCCAAAAGCGGAATTGCCTGTGGTGGTAGAACCAGCGTTCAACACCAATGGAACGTTAGAACCGACATCAGCGCGGCTTGCGGTGCCCATAGTTGTACCAGAGGTAACAACAGCAACGCGGAACAGAGCTTGTTGATCGTCCACAACGTAAGCGTAAGCTGGGTTAGCAGCAGTAGAAGCCAAAGCAGGAATGTACTGACCTTGAACCAATTGGCCCGAAGAGTTAGTGTATTGACCGCCCATGACCACACCGACGATAGTGCCAGCGTTAGTAGAGGTTGATTTGATGAGATAGCCAGTAGTGTCGATTTGCACTGTATCGCCATTGAAAATAGCGGTAGCAAAACCAGCAGCAACTGGAATCAGGCGTGTTGCACCAGCATATGGCTTGCCGTCAAGCGAATTGACGGGATCAAGACCATAAGGTGCCGAAACGGTAGGAAATGCCATTTAAGACTCCAAAATTTAAGAACCAGAACCGAAAGTAACCTTCGACTTCTTGTCCGAGAACAAGGGCATACGAGGATCACTCTCACGAAGGAAATTGTTGTCCACGGATTCCATTTGAGACTTGTTCTGATTAGCGTAATACGCTGCTCGTTGATCCAAGAACTCGGACGGGATGCGGCAGAGCAACAAACCACCCACCTCAATGTTGCCTTTAAAGCGACCTTCGGTAGTAGCGTGCATCATGAGCTCAGGATATTCCTCTGCTTTGCAGGGTTCGTATCCTTCGCGTAGCTTAGAAGAAATATTTGATGGGTCAGCTGCCCCCAAAATACCGGTGCGAACCCAGCGATGAGACCACCCGGGACGGGGGTCAGGGCTGGGCAGAGTCTCGGGTAAGCGCCACGCGGTTGGGCGTTGCGAAACCGTACGATCATCTAATCCACGGGCCAGTCGATTTTGTTTGGTAGCGTTATCCATCATTCACCTCTTTTCAGCAAAGCAACCTGTTTAGCGTATTGTTCGATTGGAACCCCAAGACGGCGAGCTATCGCTGCTTCGGATGCCTTCAACTTAACACGATTAGGCGGGGTGCTACGTGAGGCCGGAGCCACAACAGTAGCGGATTTTGTTGCACGGCGGGGAGTTTCCTCTTCAGCCGGTTCTGACGTCTTTCGTGGAGGCGTTTCGTCATCCTCATAGCTCTGAGCATTTTCAAAGTGCTCAGGAAATCGTTTGCGCATCGTTTTGTCGATGGTACGGAAGTATTCTTCACTCCCTACATACTCCGAACCATACTCTCGTTGGAGCTTTTTGTCAAGCCCCATTGCAGTCATAGTCATTTCATCGTCTTTACCGAACCAATCATTGTTGTTTTCCAGCCAACGTTGAGTACGGCGCGAAGGCGCTGGTTGTTGAACTTCCGAAGGGGGTGGGGCCCACTCTTGTTCTTTAATGGGCTGCATACCCTGTGCACGTTCGACACGCATTGTTGCGCGAGCAATCTGAGCCTGAGCCTCTGCTTGGGCATCAATATCACCGTTTTCGATGGCTTCTTTGTATGCGCGTTTAGCGCTGTTCAACTCAGTATCTGCGGCGGACTTAGAAGTCTCAATAAGAACTTGGCTTCCTGTAGCAAGCTGCTTTTGGAGGCGCTTGTTATCTTCAAGTATCTGTCTAGCATAGGCTTCAGCCGCTTGGCGTTCACGCAGGGCTTCTTCTTTTGCACGACGTTCATCGTGATACCCACGAGTAAACTTCTTGATACGTGCTTGGACCTTTTCGTCGTATGAGCTTAACTCATCATCTGTTGGGTCTTCAGGAGGTGGCGCAGCCTTACGGCCACGGTCTTCTGCGGGTGTATCGTCTTCAATCTCTACTTCAAACTTAGCGTCTTCAGCAGCAGCTTTCTTGGCTTCCTTTTCATCGGGGAACTCAAAATCGTCTTTAAAGTCATCCATATTTATCTCCTATTAAGCAACACGGCCAATACCGCGTGGGTCTTCCACAACTGCTTCAACCGAGTCATCATTGATGATGCGGAATTCACGGCCATGAATCTTCAGGCGGGTGCCTGAATTGGGTCGAACGATGACAAAGTCACCTTCCTTGCATGACGGGCCGGATGGGAAACGAGTCTCATCTTTGTACGCGTCAGGACCAAGTTTCACTACGAATAGCACAGAAGTCAGAACTTCTTCATAGTGCATAGCTTGGCTAGATTTGATGATGCCAATTTCGCTGTCGGCGTACTGCTCCATAGCCTCAGGGACTACACAAAGTACGTGAAAGCGTTTAGGTTCAGGCAGTTGCTTCGCCTTATCCTCAACCGGTTTGTTCAACAGACCAGATAGGTCAATTGCCCCCGATAAATTAAGTTCACTCATCAGATTGCTCCATTCGTTGCACAAGGTCTTTGACAATGGTTTCTGCATGAGTCAGACCTCGGATGACCCCACAGACGTGACGATACTCGTCAAACGTTTTAGCACCTCCTCCAGAAAGGAAGGAATTCTGGTCGCCACGGAGTTTGTCGATCTCCTTGGCGATGTAAGCAAGCACTCGGCTGTTATCCAACTATTACTCCTTTTTATCACGCGGTGCGCGGTTTTGAGTCATACGATTTTGTTGCGTTTGTGCACGTTGATGTTGCATCTGCGCTTTGGCTTTACCCACGTCCACGCCCATGCGTGTAGTCTCTATCTGAGACTGGTGATTAAGTTTGTCTTTGGCCACGGTAGTAGACGCGTTGACCTGCATGGCGGCGATCTCTTTCTGGACCATGATGCGAGCTTGTTCAATCTGAAGCTGTTGTGCTTTGGCTGCTGCTTCTGCTTGTTGTTTCTGAGCCTTGAGCTGCAACTCTTGCTGCTTGATCTGTAGCTCTTGCATCTGCATCTGAACCACGGGGTCTTGCATCTGTTGTTGAGCTTGCTGCTGCTGCGCCTCACCTTTGTTCTGCTGAAGAAGCTGTTGCGACGCTTGGGCTGCTGCCATTGCAATCTGGTCGGCTTGCTCAGACGAGAGATGTTTCTGTTTCTCTTCGCTCGGCAAGATCATGCCCATCTTCTCTTCCATCTGCTTACGGTACTCAAACGCAATGTGCTCGTTTAAGTGGGCCATCGCTGCGGCCATAATCGCCTGAGCTTGTGGATTCTGCCCAACCAACTGCATGATCTTGGGGTCTTGCATTGCTGCTTGGTGCACCGCAATATGCGCTTGGTGATTCTGCTCCATGAACGCTTTCACGGGCTTGCCGGTCAGTAAGTTCTGGTTCTCTTGCACTGGATCAGTTGGTGCTTGGTCATCTTCAACCGGTACCAATTTGCTAGCGTTTTTCACCCCCAACACTTCAATCATTTGTCGATGTAAAAGGGGCAAGTTATACAACTGCGGTGCACTTTGGGCCAACTGCAACACTGCTTGGTACTGCACGACTTTTTGAGCCATAGTGGCTGCGTTAGGGTCGGAGACAGGGATGACATCGCACATGTCATAGTCGGATTTCTTGATTGCGCGGTTGCCTTCTTCTGGCTCATAGTCGTAGTCTTCCGGTGTGTAGTCGGCAATGATGACTTTAAGGAGCTTGAACTCCTGCTTCATCGCATAGTGCAAGCGAGCCTGCACAGCTGACATTACCTTCAGAGTTCTCTCAAGAAGGGCCAATGTGGTACCCACTGGGGCTTGAGCGCTCATGTCGCTTACGCTCATATCACCCGAAGACGCAAACGCGCGTCCTTCTTGGACAATCTGGTTGAACAAACTGAACAGAACTTGCGATGGCTCTTTGTATGGCAACGGCAGAATGTTGTCACGGATCGAACCGCTCGGCACGTCCACGTCTCGGAACTCACCGGGCTGGATCGGAGTGTCATCCCCCTTGATGCGCAAGCCGCGAGACTTCAAACCACCGGGCAAGTTAGACAACGTACCAGCATCAACCAACTGGCGAATGAGCATCGTGGCGCTCTTGGCGTAACCGCCGATCAAGTGAATCAGACCATAGCCATAGAACCCAAAGCCCGGAATGTACTGATAGTGCACGAAATGCTGGCGCTTGAGTTTGAGCGGATCATCCTCATACCAATTACGACGAATAGCCAAGATTTTGCGGGAGCCTTTCTCCAGCGTCACCACGTATGGCAGAGCAATACCTGTCTCCTCCATATCACCGTTGTCGTTCTCCGCCTCGTCCTCAAACCCTTCCAAGTCGAGCATGACGTGCATTTCCAAGAGGCGGTAGCGGTCGTCCTGAATAGCACTCATGCCATTCTCTTCAGCCTTCTGCTTCTCGATGTCGTCCAACTCAACTACTGGCTCGCCCAAGTCGCAGTCCATATAGAAGCCAGCGTGCTGCAACTTCTTCAGCTCGTTCTCAGTCTTACGCATCACATGAGTAACACGCTCGGCGTCCTCAATATTAGATGCGCCATACGGAACCACGATGTCTTCAGCGGGAATGAACGTAGCAACTTGACGACCTTTCGATGGGTCGTAGTACACCTTCTTGAACGCGGAACCTGCCAAAGGCAAAGACCACAACATCTTTTCATGCTCGCTGCGGTACTCAGTCATCACCTCAGTGAGCTGGTAGTTCATGTCTTCTCTAACCCGGGCAGCTGCTTCTTCTCGGAGTACGTCAATAGCTCCAACGATCTGAGTTTTGACAGGTCCCATCGCTGGGAACGTCTCCATCATGGACTCTGACTGAAACCGCACAACGCTCTCGGTCAACATGGGGTGGAATACACCGCAAGCACCTTGCCATGGCTCAGTCCGGTCCTCGTACTTCAAGCCCAATAACTTGATACCATCCACATACGTTTGAATCCACTCGCGTCGGTCACCGGTATCTTTGTCAAAGTCACCCACCAGCTCTTCGCCCAAAGACTGCAAGTCCTTCTCGTCCATGAACTCTGCAAGGTTGGCATCAAAGTCTTCAACAGTACCTTCAGTCTCAGCGTCATCTTGCTCACCCTCTTCACCGGGCTCCAATATGATGTCTACTTCCAAGTCTGGCTGTTCAGCCAAATCAGATAGGCCCATAGGCGCTGCGTATAAACCTTTTTCCATGTCGTGTCCTTACACTGTGTAGTACCGCTCTTTATTGCGGCTTCGGAACCATTGAATATCTTCGGGCTCATCGCTTGGCAAACGAAGGAACCCACCCTGACGAAAGCGCATTAGGGCAAGTGTTGTTGCGTCAACCAAGTCATCATGTTCGCCTGACGGGAACGCAGCAATTTCATCCACGAGCTCTTCAGCCCAACGAGTTTTAGGAACCCAAACTTTCCCAGACGCAATTATGTCCGAGACTGAGTTCAAGCGGGCAATTTTGTCCTGACCTTTAGACGGTGTGTACTCCATCACCGGTATGCCCATCGCCCTGAGTTCATAGATCAGCGGGGCTCCCGTAGCCTTCTTCTCAATCAACAACCCATCAGGCTCAAACGCGTTGTACTCCTTGAGCACGTCACGCTTCAGGTCCACCCACTCCACACGCTTCTTATATGTGTTGAGGAGGATGATGTTCTTCGACTGGTCTTTATGGTGGGTAAAGATGCCCCAAGTCGTCCCGGCTGAATAGTCGGCACGCTGATGTTTCTCGAACGCGGTGTCCCACGTCTGGAGGATGTACTCGCACTCAGGAGGCTCATCTTCTTCCCACCACTGCCACCAATCTCGTTTAACAATCGCGCTCTCATTACCCACTGGGTTCTGCTGATACTGCGCCTGCCACTTCGAGTTCGGCAATTCTTCACGTAGCGCAGATAGTTCACCCATGCTCCAAAACTCAGGCCAAAGCGGGTTGCCAGAGGGCAAGATCGCTGGAAACTCAATAACTTCCCAGTCGGTTTCGCCACGTAACGCTGCATTTTTAAGCACCTGCCCAGTCAAATCACGCTGAGCCCAGCGCGTCATCACGATCACAATCGCCCCACCGGGCTGCAAACGCTGACGGGGACCTGACGTGTACCATTCATACACCTTATCATAGACTTCGGGGTTGGTAGCTGCCATCGCAGCCTCTTGTTCTGAGTGCGGATCGTCAATAATCAGCAGGTCAGCACCCTTACCGGTCACCGCACCCCCCACACCAATCGCAAAATAGTCACCGCCCTTGGATGTGTTCCACCGGCCAGCCGCTTTTGAGTCAGATTGCAGCCCCAATTCAGGAAAAATGTCGTGATACTGCTCGGTATCCACCAAGTTACGCACTTTTCGACCAAAACCCACTGCCAATTCAGCAGTGTGGGACGTCTGAATGACCTTTTTGCCCGGAAATTTGCCCAAAAACCAAGCAGGGAGCAGGTATGAGGCGAATTCTGACTTCGTATGGCGGGGCGGCATGTTAATAATCAGCCGTTTGCACTCCCCACGAGCCACTCTCTCAAACGCTTCAGCCATCCGCTTGTGGTGCCTACCTGCAATGAAGCTAGGCCAGACCTTTTCCACAAACTTAATGAACTTCTCCTGCATCAACTCCCGGTTCTTGAGTTCTTCGAGCTTGGCAAGCTGAGCCTCCAACACCCGTTGGTCCGACTCCGAGAGACTCGGAAGGACTTTAAGGACGTCCGCAAGGGACATTTTGGATACATCAAGGTTCATTTGATATTGTTATGGAATTTACTCAGTGTCTGGTTCTGTTGGGGGTTCTTGCGTATCTGTAGCAATCAACTTTCCCGGGGCGTTTTCCTCAAACTCCCCTTCTTCTATCGCACCAAGATGCGCATCCAGATCGTCGAACGGAGTCACGTCTGTAATCTCTGCGTTCATCAAACGCTTTACGCGTTCTTTAATAGAGTTCTCCAGCGATGTGCTGGAAGTGTGGTGCACGGTAATTTCTGAGCGCTCGGTAAAAAGCCCGATGTCGCTGTGCTTGCCCAAAAGTTCGAGGGCCTTGAGTTCCAGCTTCGGGTCTCCGCAGTCGGCCATAGCCACGAGCTTGTTTGTTACGAAATTGCGGGCTTGCTGCACATCCGCAAATACTTGGAAGTCGTACTCTTTGATTGCCACCGATAGCACTTTGGCCATACCGGTGCGGCTGATGGTTGTGGGCACGTTAGGTTTGACTTTGCCTGTGGCCAGTGCAGCAGCAGCTTGGAAATCTTTTGCGTCGTAATCAAGCATCCCGCCGAGGCGTTCTACTAGGTCTACGGTGTTTGCAGCAATAGCAATACTATCCGCATGAGTCTTGGGCTGCTCATCGGACAGGTCAAAGGGCAGAGGCTTGTCTGCGCTAGGCTGGATTTCAATCATAAATTGTGGGCACCGGGTTAGCGGGAAGGGGTGTTGATGACGACTGGGAACCACCCCATTTAAGCCCCGGTAACTTACAAGGAAAACAGAACGCCGTCACCAACGGGGCCGACTATACAACAAAAAATATATGGGGGTCAAAATTTTCTTGGGACTCCTACCCGGGGGTGTTTCTATATAGAGGGGGTGGGGTAACTTTGTGCTACAAAATATATGGGGGTGGGGGGTGTTGAAAAAAGTAAAGCACCGGGGGCCCTTTTTGAAAAGTGAATATTGTTTGAGCGCAACCCAGTGTATGGGAACCATACCTCCCCTTCTTTGTATTTGGGCCCATACCCACCCAGTAGGGGTAAACCCTACCTAACAATGTTAGGCTGACCCCGATAAATTTTCCCTTTTAAATTTGCTTTTTTGTATCACAATTTGTTATACTTGGGGCATAAACAAGGAAAGGTTCTTTGTTTATAAACCCCTAACTTCAAAGGTGCTTATATGTCGAATGTAAATGTAACAATCCCTACAACCTTCTCCGCCATTGCAACCCTTCGTGTGGCTGCTATTGATGCTGATCGCGGCGCCTATGGTGCCCGATTAAATTACGCGGTGGGTCTGAACGATGTCGCTACCCTTGCATGGTACGACGTAGAAGCTAACGGTGGCAAATTGCCCGATGCTATTGAAGGTGAAAAGAAGGCCTATTATGAAGGCCTGAAAGGTATCGGTTATTCCAACCCTTCTAACGCATGGAAAATGATAAAGCAGTACGCGAAGGCTGACGCGGTGAAACGTGGGCTTTTTGGTGAGGTTGCCGAAGTAGGGGCAGCCGAATCCGACGGTGCGGGATCGAAGGCCCGCCCGCTTGATCTCCGCTTAGTAGAAGAACTGACTGCACTTTACAAAGCATGCACTAAGCCCGAAAGCCTGAGCACAAAACAAGCGGGCGCGTTTGCGGGTATTAAACAAGCCCTGAGCGCGATGGGCGTCGATGTAAGCCTGATAAACGAAGGTAAGTAAAAACCCTAGGCTAGGGGAAACCCTAGTCTAACAATGTTAGGCCCCGTGGGAAACCATGGGGCTTTTTTGCGTCCGTATTTTCTGCGGGCCCTAACAATGTTAGGGCATTGTTACGTTTGTCTGGGGCTTTGCTATACCAGTTCTCCGAGCGGGAGTAGCGACCTAACAATGTTAGGAGTCGGCCCATTCATCTGCCACGCGCCGCGCTTTCTCCTTTGCTTCGAGTTCAGCGAACAGGGCTTTGCGTTCGGCCTTTGTGTATCCGTCGGCACCCACAACATCATCGTCGGGCACAGGCGCAGTGGCTACGGGCACAGGCGCAACGGGTTTGGCGTGGTTTAACTCAGTTGTACTGGGTAAAATTTTTTTTAACGCGTGGCGTACAACTTGTGACATACTCAGATCGTGCTCGGTTGCATACAGTTTAACTTGGTTAAACATAGTTTCACTCAGTTTAATTCCTAGGGTCTTTTCCATACATACTCCGTTAGTGATTGGTTAGTGTTGAACACATACCAGATTATACACGGTTAAACCAAAAAGTCAACTCTCAGGGTAATGTGACGAAATTCCGTTACGTTTTCGCCTTTGTTATGATTTTACATTGTCAAGCGTAACATTAAGAAATGGCTTAACCATGCGGGTTAGCGCGGCATTGTTACGTGTTACGTTTTTTTTTGAAATTGAGTGTGAACTTCCTAGGCAAAGAGGCCCTCCGCAAGTGCTTTTCGCACCACAAGCAAAGGGACGCGGCTCTCTCTCTCTCAAAAATTCAGTTACAATATAACAATACACTAAAAAACCTTCTGTAACCCGCGTGGTTAAGCCATTTCTTTTGTTACGTTCTTTTGTTACG